TTTCAGCCACTAGTTGCACCAATGATGCATCGATGTGATGTATCAATTCACTATTTCTTTGTACCTAATCGTATTTTATGGGAAGGATGGCAAAAATGGATTGTAAACGATCCAGAAGCTGCAGTTCATCCATATATGAGATTGAATCAATCAAAATATGATGATAATCCATTATGCGATTATTTGGGATTGCCAAGACCCGGTTCTGGAACTACTGTTGACATAAATGCATTTCCTTTTGCAGCATATCAATGTATTTACAATGAGTATTATAGAGATCAAAATCTTATTCCCAATCAACCATATAAATTAGTTGATGGAGAAAATGGTTTCGACGAATTTGGACCATTACGTAAAAGAGCATGGGAACATGATTATTTCACTTCATGCCTTCCATTTGCACAGAAAGGCGCAGCAGTAGATATCCCACTAGGAAATGTAGAATTGAAAGATAACTGGCCTACACTAGGAACAGATCCAAATTTTGTAAATGTTCTTGGAACAATTGGTAGTGGATCTGTTACTCAAGCAAATGATGGCACAATTCGAGTAGGTTCATCTGGAGCTCGTAACGCCTATGATCCTGATGGTACATTACAAGTTCAAGCAACAACAATTAACGATCTACGTCGTGCTTATCGCCTTCAGGAATGGTTAGAAAAAAATGCTCGCGCCGGTACACGTTACGTGGAAAATATTCTCGCGCATTTCGGCGTCAAATCTTCAGATGCTCGCTTACAGCGCCCAGAGTATATCACTGGTGTTAAATCACCAATTGTTATTTCAGAAGTACTTAACACAACTGGTATCGATGGAGAATTGCCACAGGGCAATATGGCTGGACACGCAGTTGGAGTAGCAACAGGAAAATTCGGCAGTTATTACTGCGAAGAACACGGATTCATTATGGGTATTATGTCTATTATGCCAAAAACAGCATACCAACAAGGAGTACATCGCAAATGGCTTAAGATCAATGATCCATTTCAGTATTTCTGGCCCACATTTGCCCACATTGGAGAACAAGAAGTATTTAATACAGAAATTTATGTAGATTCTTCAAATCCAACAGCCACATTCGGTTATGTTCCACGTTATGCAGAATACAAATTTGAGAACAACCGCGTTGCTGGAGATTTTAAAACATCCCTTAATTATTGGCACATGGGTCGAATTTTCGACACTGAACCATTCTTAAATGAAGAGTTTATTAATTGTACACCTACAAACCGAGTATTCGCAGTTGAAGATCCAGAAGTACAAAAAGTGCTTGCACACGTACTTAACAAAGTAACTGCAATTCGTAAAATGCCAAAGTACGGAACACCTACGTTCTAATGTCGTGTATAACACCACTAGGTATAAAACATAAAGTAAGCGGAGCAACTATTCAAGTTCCATGCGGAAAATGCCCCAATTGTAAAAAACGACGTACGTCGGGATGGTCATTCCGTTTAATGCAAGAGTACAAGATTAGCCAGACCGCTCACTTTATAACCTTAACATATGACACAATAAAGGTTCCAATATCCAAAAAGGGATACATGAATTTGGATAAAACAGATCTTCAAAAATTTTTTAAACGCTTAAGAAAAAGACATGAAAAAAATCATAGAATTAAGTATTATGCATGTGGAGAGTATGGAAGCAAATCGTTTCGTCCACATTACCATATTATACTTTTTGGCGCGGACATTAATTTCATTTGTCCAGCATGGGATTTAGGTCACGTTCACTTTGGAACGGTTAGCGAAGCATCAACAGGGTATACATTAAAATATATAAATAAAGACAAAAAAATACCCATGCATCAAAACGATGACCGACAAAAAGAATTTAGCTTAATGTCTAAAGGACTAGGAAAAAACTATTTGACAAAAAACATGATAAAATGGCACAAAAACGATTTAGAGAATCGTTTTTATTGTAACCTACAGGACGGAAAGAAAATAGCAATGCCCCGTTACTACAAGGACAAAATATATACAGAATCAGAAAGAAAGCGAGTGGCATTCTTTACTCGCCAAAAAATGGAAAAAAATGTATTAGAAGAACTAGAAAAAGATCCCAATTATTGGGATAAAAAAGCAAAAACAGATTTAAACAAAATTAAAAAACACAAATACAAAACAGATCATGAACACAGGACACAAATTTAAAATTGCCAATTCAATGAATTACCAATACACACACCAAACAGGCGAAATATCATCAAAGCCTTCAATGACTATCCCAGATCAAACAATGAGCATTCGCGAAATTTTAGATAGATATGCTAGAGGATTGCCTATTGAAGCTGGAAAAGTACCAATTTATGAAGGAGAAGAATACACACCAGATCCACGATATATGGATCTTGCAGATCGTCAGGAGTATATGGAAAACGCAAAAGATTATTTAAAAGCTTTTGACCAATTACAAACAGAACAACAAAACGAAGTAAAAACAGATCAAAAGAGCGACGCGCCAGCGGAGTGAGTTTTGATCCAGCCCCGCTAGGGCAAACATTAGCACTAATTCCCTTGATATATTAGTGCTAATTGACACCAATAAGTGGATTTACTTACAGGAGCAAAAAAGGAGCAAAAGGAGGTACGACGCAAGCGACGCAAAAGCGACAGTAAAAAAATACACAATGTGTCAAAAAAGCAAAAAACTAAAAAAATAAAAAAAAAACAGTAAAAAACAAAAAAAACTGATTACAAACAGTATATTCACACTATCACTTAACATGATGTAAATTATAGGACTTTTTAACTGACTAAAATCATAAAAATGCCATCACCACTACTTACAGCAGGATTAGAACTAGCCGGTCAGGGATTAAACGCATTTACACAAGGAATGCAGAACAGAGCAAACCAACGCAGAGCTGAAAAAATGTTTCAGTGGGAAGTAAACGCAAACAGGGAAAATTGGAGAATGCAGAATGAATACAATCTACCAATAAACCAGATGGAACGATTAAAAGCTGCTGGACTCAACCCAAATCTAGTATATGGAAACGGAGCAACTACAATGGCTGGATCAATTTCAGGAGCATCAGGAAACGCACCACAAGGAGAAGCCCCAAGATTTCAACCTGCTGACATTATTGGAAAATACATGTCAACAAAACTTCAACAAGCTTCACTAAACCAAACAACTGAAGCAACTGCATTATTACAAAGAGAACAAGCTTTAAAACAAGCTCAAACAATTGGAGAAAATGCCCGAACAATTCTTACAGGATTAAATCAAAAACATAGTCAATTTGACCTTGATCAAAAGAACCGGTTAGCCGATTTGGTAGTAAAACAAGCTATTGCAAATCTGCAAAACACAGAAACAAATACACAACAATCAATCAATACAGGGGTTAGAAACGATATCCTTGCATCTACAACAATTCAACAAGGAATACAAAATATTCTAGAATCACAGAAAAGAATGTCAAAATCAGACGCAGAGATAAAACATATTAATTCAATTATTGAAAACGTAAAAAAGGATGGACAACTAAAAGATTTAGACATAAATCTAAAAAAGAACGGACTTCAACCTACTGATGCATTATGGCAACGAACCATTATTCAGTATCTAGAGCAACATGGAATTGATATAAAACAAAGTGTTAATCAGATATTACCTGATTTAAATAGTCCTACCAACTGGTTTAATATTAGAAAAAAAGCTGGCTATTAATAATTAAAACCCCTAACAATGTACAAACGCAGAAGTCGTCGATCCTTCGGACGCAAAAAACGAGGAAGCAAAGTAAAACGCACATACTATGTAAGTCGAGGAGGAATCCGACTATGACAAAGAAAAAATTCACAGAAGATGATCTCTTCAAACAGACAACATCTGTACTTATAAACTTTATGGTTTATCTCAATGAAGAGAAAAAACTAGAGTTAAAATACACAGATATATTAGATTTCCAGCAATGGATATTACAAAAAGCAAAACAATTTAAACAAGATGGCCAAGAACTTATTTAATAGTATTAAACTATCAAACCCACAATCGAATGCTTTCGATTTGACACATGACGTTAAACTATCTCTTAATATGGGAGAATTGGTACCTATTATGGTAACAGAAGCAATACCCGGAGATAAATTTCAAATTTCAGCAGAATCACTTATTCGCTTTCAGCCACTAGTTGCACCAAT